TGCATAAAAGACTTGACACAGAAAACGAATCAGTATATAATATATGTATAATTAATGAGAGAGGAAATAATAATATGTTTGGACAACCATTACCAAAAGTTAAGTTAACCCCAAAGTTTAGTTTATTTTTAAATGACGATAAGTTTGTTACTTTTACATCTGACACTTTAGCAAAGTGTAAGGCGATGGCAAAGAAACTTGGTAAACCTTGTACTGTCTATGTTGACTATGGACGTAATTTTGCCCCTATATGGTCTAAGAGAGATTGGAGTATATAATGGCCTTTAATGAAGAATATTATAAAAGTATAGGTGGTGTTTTGGAATCAGATGATTATTATATTCAAGACGATTTGTTTTTAATAAGTTGGGCTCTACATGAAGGTTATAAAAACATTCACGAAAAACTAACGGATCTTATTCCATGTGAAGGCTCAGTTCCACAAGGACGTTCTGTTAACAAGTGTCTTGAAAAGTTTAGAGTTGCACAAAATCTAATCTACGATTTATTTAATAATGGTCTTATGAATAGAAAATCTCATTTCAGACAGTTCTTTGGTTGGGCTCCTTATACTAGGAATAATATAACTGATAATGAATTTAATCATTACAATTTAGAATTAGAACCTATCTATACAAAGATTATAATAGATGCGTACAAAGAGCAAAAGAATTTAGGAACTATATAATGAAAAAGTATTTTGTAAAATATAAGTATAAATTTCCTTTAGATGCATGGGATAGGCCTGGTGGTCAATATAGTCTTGCAGACTTACCCATTCGTAGTCATAAGGTATTAACCAGAGAGGGTATTATTCTTTCTAAAAATGACGAACATGATATGTTTAAAATTAAAGACTTACATGAGAAATTAATTACTGTGTGGGTTGATAAATCAGATGTGGAGATATTAAACCCATGAAAAAAATATTAATTATTATAACTTTAGTAACTATAGGTTGTCATCCTGTCAATGCATTTGAATTGCGAATGAATAATCAAGATGCACTTAAACAACAAATGATTGGGTTGTTATTAAATCAACTCTTTAATGGTAATCAAGTAAATGTTGGTAATACAAATATCAACAAGAATGTGATTGCAAATTGGGCTACCAACAAACATGAAAGAATGTGTTGGATTTCTCAAAAATATAATTCCAATGGTACAATTGTAAACAAACTACAATGTGATTAATTTTCCTTTCTTTGTTTCTTAACTAACTTTCCCTTTGCAGTATAAATACTTCAAAGGGATTTTTTTATGCAAACACAAAGACTATCATATTTTTCTGGTAGAGATGGATTTCTCTGGTGGGTTGGTGTTGTAGAAGATCGTACAGACCCTATGTCACTAGGAAGAGTACGAGTTAGAGTATTTGGTTATCATACATCAGATAAAACAAAACTTGCGACAATAGATTTGCCTTGGGCGTTTTGTATTCAACCTTGTACATCTGCTTCCTCTGGTGGTGTAGGAACTTCTCCGACAGGCCCAATAGAAGGAACATGGGTAATTGGTTTCTGGAGAGATCCAGACTTTCTACAAGAACCTATGGTGTTTGGAACGATACCTGGCTACATAGGGCCTAATGGTGCTCCTCAAGGTGGAGCTCCTTATGATTATTCACAAGATCAAAATCGTGAACCTGGCAAGATAAGTGAAAACACAGTTATTGCAGATGGGGTTACATCAGAGTTTGATTTACCAGCAAGTTCACAAGACTCTACAGTTCTAGTAACTAAAGATGGTATACCAGATAAAGCAACAAATGCACCAGCAACTTCATCTATGAATACAGAAGTTTCTACAGCAGAATTTTCTGGTGCAAGAGTATATACTAAAAATGACTTTCCATTATCTAATAGGGGTAGTAAAACTGCTAATGCTTTAAATAGATTAATACCATTTGTAAGAGATAGGATTGCACAAGGAATTAATAATTTTCTTCAATCCAATAGTGGTTGGGATATGAGTATAGGTTCTAGTTATAGAACTAATTCACAGCAACAAGAATTGTATAACAAATGGCTCGCCACCAGAAAGAATAAAGCCGCAAAGCCTGGTTTCTCTTGGCACAACTTTGCGTGTGCAGTTGATATAACAATATTCAGAGCAGATGGTTCTTATGATGATGGAAAAAAAGGAGATAGTAACTATACAGGAAGAGCTCGTTCTGCATTTAAATCTGCTAGAATGCAAAATGGTATTCCAAATGATATGGGTCACTTCTATCCATCAGAGTTTCCTAAGTATCCACCAAAGGCTGTAAGGATAGGAAAAAAGTCTGTTACTAAGTATGCGAATGAAAGAGGAGTATCAACTTAATGGCCTATGAAATAGAAGATAGAAAAATTAAATTTGATAAACCACCAGCAAAAGGTACAGAAGTAAATCTAAAAGTTTCTACTCAACAATCACTTAATGGTTTTGCTGATCCTCGTTCTTTCTATCCTCGTAGAGTAAATGAAGTTGATACAAATAGACTTGCAGTAAATGATGCAACTAAACAGCACCCTGTGGTCAATCTTAAAAGACAAAGAATAGATGATCTGGTAGGAGAACCAGAAACACAGTATGCGTCAAAGTATCCATACAATCATGTAAAGGAAACGGAGTCTGGTCATATCGTAGAGTTTGATGATACACCAGGCCATGAACGTATACATGAATATCATAGGTCTGGTACTTTTTACGAAGTACATCCAGATGGTACAAAGGTTACAAAGATTATCGGTGATGATTATGAGATTGTACATCAAAATAAAAAGTTAAGAGTAAGAGGAAATATTGAAGTCTATTGTGATGGTGATGCAGATTTGTATGTGCGTGGTTCGTTAACAGGACAAGTGGATGAGAATATAGATCTACACGCTGGTAAGAATATTAATATTCATGCTGGTAAGAATATGAGATTTTATGCAAATGACTCTATAGAGTTTACAGCACAGAAAGAATTAACTGCAACGTCTGTGGCAAAGATGACATTACAATCTCAAGCAGATATGAATATTAATGCAGAGGGTAATTACCTTACCAATATAAAAGGATTAAGTAAAATTACTTCTGATGGATATATTAGTATAAAATCTCCAAGTTCAATAATGATAAATGGAAATAGTACTATTGACATTCTTGGTGGTGGTGCTATGAACTTAAAAGGTAGTTCGATAGATTTAAATGATGATGTAACTAGATTAGAGGTAGAAAAAGTAGAAGATACAAAATATAAAGATAGTTCTGGTGTAAATTTATATAGTGAAGGTAAAGAAGTTGACGCACCATTAGAAGCTACAGTGCTTGATGCAAAAGACCTAAGTGCATTAGCAGATGAACAATCTGTTTTTGGTGAAGATGATATTCCAAAATCAGATGCAGATATTAAAACTGATGTTGCTTCTGGAAATGCATTACCTTCTTCATCTTCAGATTATAGTTACAATTCTATTGATGGAAGTTATAGTTCTGAAAGTGCATCAAGACCATTGATATCAGTTCCAGCAGTTCCAGACTTTCCAAAAGAACATGGATATTCAACTGGACAATCAGAATTACTTTATACAGAAGCTGCAAAGGTTACATCAATAGTAAAACCATCTAAGATAATACTTCCAGATGATGGATCTATAGATTACAATATGTACATATCTTCTAAGTATAAACTTTCTAAACTTACACTTGCACCACCTGTAGGACAAAAAATAAACAAGGGTAAAGAAGAATCAGAAAAAATTATTAATAAATTAAGAGTTCTTGCAGTTAATTGTTTAGATCCATTACTTGCAGAATATCCTAAACTAAGAATTAACATGGGATATTTTGAATCAAGGCCTGGCACATCTTCTGCACATTCATTAGGTGAAGCAGTTGACATACAAGTTGCAGATGCAAGTAAAGGAGAATACTTTGAGATTGCAATATGGATTAGAGAAAACTTACCACATGATTCTATCATACTACAATATAGAACTACTGGTTCTGGTATGCCTTGGATTCATCTTGGGTGTAAGGAGTCTGGTAATAGATCAGATATGATAACACAATACAATGGAAAAACAACAACTGAACTAGGACAGATTGCACAGTATTATGCCTAGTGTATGTAGAAAAGATGATACAGCTGGTGGTGCTCTAAGTGCATCACAAACTAAAGTAAAGGCGAATGGAAAATTAATTATAGTAAATGGTGATTCAGTTGCTTCTCATGGTTTGTCACCACATGATTCAGCAACAATTTCTGCTGGTTCTGGTATGAAGGTTAAAATTGGTGGTGTTAAAGTTTGTAATTCTGGAGATCTTGCATCATGTGGACATAGTGCAAGTAGTGATAGTAATGTTAAAATAGGGGATTAGAATGTTTGAATATAAATGTAAAGTTACAAATGTGGTTGATGGTGATACAGTTGATGTAGACATTGACTTAGGGTTTGGTGTTTGGTTAAGAGATCAAAGGATTAGACTATATGGTATTGATACACCAGAGTCAAGAACAAGTGATCCATTTGAAAAACCATATGGAAAGGCCGCAACAGAATTTTTAAAAAAATGGCTAGATGGTGGAGATGTTACAATTAAAACTTCCAAAGATGGAAGAGGAAAGTTTGGTAGAATACTTGGTGAACTATGGGTGTTTGATACGAATATTAATAAAAAGATGATTGAAGAACATCATGCAGTAGAATATCATGGACAATCTAAAGATGAGATTGCAGAGCAACATATTATAAATCGTGCCTTCCATGATTTGTAGAAATCGTTATAAATACAAATAGGGAGAAACGTAATGGTTGCAAATCCAAATGCATTTAAAGACGCAGAGAGTACAAGTGACTCTACTAGAAATGCACAAGTATTTACTGATATAAATTTAAATATGGTTAGGCATCCAGTTACTGGTGATATTGCAAAACTATCAAATGTAGAAGCTGTTAAAGCAAGTGTAAGAAATTTAATTAATACGAATAAAGGAGAAAGACCATTCCAACCAGAGATTGGTTCTGATATTCGTAAAGCTCTTTTTGAACCAATGACTAGTGCAGTATCAAGTTCTATTAAAACATTTGTAAGGGATTTAATAGAAACCTATGAACCAAGAGCAGAATTAGTAAGTGTTGATACTACTGAAGATTTTGATAACAACACTTATAATGTTACGATAACATTCTTTTTGATAAATTCACCCAGTGGTGTTCAATCAATGAATATACTTTTAGAGAGATTAAGATAAAATGGCTGGTAAATTACAAGTAACAGAATTAGATTTTGATAATATCAAAACAAATTTAAAAACCTATTTAAAAGGACAAAGTGAATTTTCAGATTATAATTTTGAAGGTTCTGGTTTATCTACTCTTGTAGATCTTCTTGCATATAATACACATTACTTAGCAATGAATGCAAATTATTTTACAAACGAAATGTTTTTAGATACTGCAACGACTCGTGACTCTGTCGTATCACACGCAAAGGGATTAGGATATACTCCTCGTTCATCAAGAGCTCCTAAAGCATTTGTTGATGTATCAGTGCCAGTATCAAATGCTAATGTTACCTCTGTTACTATGAGTAAAGGTACAAGGTTTACTACAAACTATGATGGAACAACTTATGGGTTTCTTGCTAATGAAGATATTACTTCTACTGTTTCTGGTAGTCGTGCAAGTTTTGTAAATGTTCCTATCTATGAAGGTACACTTGCAACAGTAAAATATACTGTAGATACTAACAATCCAGATAAAAAATATCTTGTCACAAGTAATAGAGCAGATACAACAACACTAAAAGTTTCAGTTCAAAATTCTGCAACTGATACAAGAATAGTAACTTATACTCTTGCAACTGAGCTTACAAATGTTACGGCTGCATCTCAAGTATACTTTATACAGGAAGAACATCATGGAGAGTTTGAAGTTTATTTTGGTGATAATGTTTTAGGTCAAGGTTTAGTAGATGGTAATATAGTTATATTAGAATATATTGTAACAAATCAATCAGAAGCAAATGGTGCAACAATATTTTCTGCACCAAGTATTGGTGGACAAAGTGGTGCATCTGTAACAACTATCGCAGACGCAACTGGTGGTGATGCTCCAGAAACTATACAATCAATAAAGTATTATGCACCATTAACTTATACTGCACAAAATAGAGCTGTTACTGCATATGATTATAAATCACTTATTCCTAAAGTTTATCCTAATGTTAAAAGTATTCAAGTGTGGGGTGGGGAAGATAATGATCCACCTATCTATGGTCAAGTATATGTTTCTATAACACCTACTGCTGGAACGACTTTAACACAAACACAAAAAGCAAATATTGTTTCAGATTTAAAACAATATAATATTGCATCTGTACGACCAGTAATAATAGATCCAGAAGTTTTATATGTTATTGTAGATATAGATTTTAGATATAATCCAATTAAAACTGTAAAAAGTGCTAGTGATTTAGAGTCTAGTATTACCACAATCGTAAGTAATTATAGTGGAGATACTTTAGAAAAATTTGATGGTATGTTCAGATATTCAGAACTTACAAGATTAATAGATAATTCAGATAGTTCTGTATTGAATAATATTACAAACATAAGATTATATAAAGCTTTCACTCCTAGTATTGCAGAATCAAAACAATATGATGTAAAATTTTATAATGCAATATATCACCCTTATGATAACAACGCATCTCCTGTGGTATCTTCTACAGGATTTACAATTGCTGGTTCTACCGAAACTCATTTTTTAGATGATAATGGTTCTGGTGTTATAAGAACATATAGAATGGTTGCAGATACTAGAACTTACGTGGATAGTAATGCTGGTACAATCAATTATGAAACTGGTGCAGTAGTTGTTAAAAATTTAAATGTTACATCTACTATTAATGGAAATGGTACAATTCATATATTTACTATACCAGATTCAAATGATATTATCCCAGTAAGAAATCAACTTATTTCTATTGATCTTGGTGGTTCTTCTATAACTGCACAGACAGATCAAAATGGAACAACTGCATCAGTTGGTTCTCATACTAGTGTAGGTTCTTTCGGTGGAACAACTACAGGAACTGGTACAGTAACATTTGGAACAACAACATCATCAACATCAGTAGCAAGCACTGCAACTAGTTCATCATCTTCAAGTAGTTCATCATCTTCATCTAGTGGTTATTAATAATGTCAGGCTGTCCCAGAACATCTAAATTAGAAAGTAAACTATCTCCTCATATTGAGGAACAACTACCAGAGTTTGTTCGCTCTGAACATCCTTTGTTTGCAACTTTCGTTAAACATTACTATCAATTTTTAGAAGCTGGTTGTTTAACACTAGGTGGTTCTAATGATTATCTTATACAAGAAACTTTAACAAGTAATTTAATTGTTGATATGAATAATGAAAAGATTGTTCTTGAAAGTTCTGTAGGTAAGTTTCAAGTCGGTGAAACCATTCGTGGAGAAAAAAGTAAATATACTGCAACAATACTGGTAGATGATTATGACTCTACTGGTAAACTCTATATTAGTTCACAACAAAAATTTGCAAAAGGTGAAAACGTAGTTGGATTAACTTCTGGTGCAAGAGCTGTTGTTAATGATTATCAAGGTAATCCTATACAGAACATACAACAATTATTGGCGTATGCAGATATTGATAATACTACATTTACTTTCTTTGATAAATTTAAAGCATCATTTTTAGAATCTTTGCCTGAGTCTATTACAGATGATATTAATATAAGAAATTTAATTAAAAATGTAAAAGACTTATACGAGGCAAGAGGTACAGCAGAAGGACATAGATTATTTTTTAGAATATTGTTTGATCAAGAATCTAGTTTACTATATCCAAAAGATAATATGATGAAACTTTCAGATGGTCAATGGGGTACTAATTACTTATTGAGAGTTAGAGAAGAAGGTAATTCAGACTTTTCAGAATTAGTAGGAAAAACTATTACTGGTGCATCTACTGGTACAACGGCTGTAGTTCAAGGTGTTACTAAATTTATCTATGGTTCAGACGTTATTGCAGAATTAAATTTAGATCGTGAAACAATCGTAGGAACTTTTGACTCTGGTTCTGCTGATCTAATGTTAATGGAAAGTGGTGAACATTTAGTTACTGAAGGTGAAGTAGGAGAAAAAATTCGTGAAGAAGGAACACTTGGAGAATTAATTAGTGGTATTTCTAATACAATAGACCTTGAAATTACTGCAAGAGTTGTTGGTATTACTAATAATGTTAGTCTTTCTAGCAGAGGACAATATTATAGAGTTAATGATACTATTCATTTTTCAACCAATCAAGATGTTTCGGTTGGTGTTAAGGGTGAAGTACGAAGTATTGGAACTGGTGGCGTAACTGATGTTTATGTTGAAAATGGTGGTACTGGATACACCATGTCAGACGTTGTTGCGTTTAATAATTCTAATACAAATGGTGTTGGTGCAAATGCAAAAATAACTGCACTAGGTGGTTATGTATCTATGGAAGGTATTACTTATCCAGACAATATAGTTTTAGAAGGAGCTTCAGATCATAATAAGTTAATAGTTACCGATACTGATAATGAAGTTTATGAATTGCTTCAAGAACAACAACTAGGAGATGATGATAATTTTCTTTTAGAAAATGGTCATAGAATTATTTTAGAAACTGCAACATTTGATCCAGATGTTTTTCTTTTAGAAAATGGGCATGATCTTATTTTAGAAGATGGTGATGAGATAATTTTAGAAAGTTCATCTATTACAAATACAATAGGTAGTTCTATTAGAAATATTCGTGTCACAGGAAAAGGTAATTCATATACAACATTACCCTCTGTTTCAATAACATCTTCTACAGGTTCTAGTGCAACTATGCTTGCAACAACTACAGATGGTATTGGACGAATACTAGAAATACTAATTAAAGATTATGGTGTAGGATATGTTCGTCCACCTACTGTAACTTTTAATAAAAATGTAATTATTAAAAATATTACAGGTACATTTGAAAAGGGTGATGCAATAACATCTTTTGATGGTAGTGTTGTGTCATATGAAAGTGCAACTCAAGTATTACAAATACAATCTGAATTAGAACATTTTTCTGAAGGTGATCCTATTGTTACATCTGCTGGTTCTGCAACTGTTCATCAATGTGTTCATGCAGAAGCTTCTGCAACTAATGGTGCAATAACAGTTTCCAATGGTGACTTTACTGGATTAAGAGGACAACTTAACGAAGAACAAATGAAAATTCAAGATTCTAGATACTATCAAGATTATTCTTATGTTGTGAAGGTTGGAGAATCTATTAATATTTGGAGAGATAGTATTAAAAGATCAATTCATCCAGCTGGGTGGAATGTATTTGGTGAGGTATCCATAGCAACAACTCTTGCACAGACACAACTTCATTCTATGAAAATACGAAATCCAGCTGCTGGTGATGTTATTGATTTTACTTCTGATACTACAACATACTCACCAGAACTTGCATCTACATTAAGAACACTATTCTCTTCAAGGTTCAGAAGAAGATTAGGTACTGCTGATGATGGTACAACATTAAATACAACTAACCCAATGAGTGCTACAGAGTTTGAAGATATATGGGCAACAAATTCTGCAAACAATAAACTTGATCTTGATAATAAACGTGAAAGAACTCTTAGTACTTCTTATAAATTTCAAATTAGTGTTGGTGGTGGTGAAGCTGTAGGGAGATTTAGTCCTACATTAGATCTTCTTCCTAAGTATGCATTTTCACAACCACCAACTGGAACTAATATTGCAATTCCACACTATCCAGGCTTAGTTCGTACTGTAAGACTTGATGATACAAATAAAAGTGCATATTATACTATTGGTCAATTTGCACAATTTAAAATTAATGAAGTAAGTGATGCAAGTGGAAACATACCAGAAAGTGCAAAAAGTGTTAAAACAAATGTTCAACCACCAGGCGAAATTATTTTAATAAGAACTGGTTCAGTAACATTTGATAGTACATCTTCTACTATAGACGATACTAGTAGAACATTTGATGACCAGTAATATAAATAAGAGTAAACCTTTGGAGAAATTCTAAAATGGCAAAACAAGTAATAGGAATAGGTACTGCAGCTAATGATGGAAGTGGAGATCCATTAAGAACTGCTGGTGATAAAATAAACGATAACTTTAATGAATTTTATTCAAAACTTGGAAATGGTACAAATTTATATTCATTAACATTTCCAGATGCAAACGCTACAGTGTTATCTACTGCTAATTCAGACGTAGGTACAACTACTACATCAATTTCTGATGCAGATCATGTTTTGGTAAATGATGGTGGAGTTCTAAAAAAGATTACTCCAGCTAATCTTGGAATAGGTAGTGCTTATACGTTATTAATACAAGAAGAAGGCAGTAATACATCTACAACTGGTGCTACCACTTTAAACTTTGTAGGTGCTGGGGTTACTGCGTCTGGAACTGGTGCAACAAAAACTTTAACTATACCAGGCGGATCTGGTATAAGTGTGCAAGATGAAGGTAGTGCATTAAGTACTGCTGGAACTACTTTTAATTTTGTAGGTTCTGGTGTAACTGCATCTGGAACTGGTGCAACAAAAACTATAACTATTCCTGGCGGTGCTTCACAAAATGTATTTGATAAAGTTGCAGTAAGTGGACAATCTAATGTAGTAGCAGATAGTGCAACTGATACTCTTACTTTAGTTGCTGGTACTAATGTTACAATTACTACGAATGCTACTGCTGATAGTGTTACAATTAATTCTACTGGAAGTACAGATTTAAACAGTTTAACTGCTGGTGCAGTTAATACTCAAAATGATAGTATTGGATTTATTGATGCAGATGATAGTAATAATAGTAAGAAAGAATCAATCGTTGATTTTCTAACTGCTATTGCTGGTACTGGTGTTACTGTAAGTAGTGGTCAATTAACAGCAGCTACTGGTACACTATCAAATGTTGCAGAGGATACATCGCCTCAACTAGGCGGCGATTTAGATGTAAATGGCAAAACTATTATGCATACTTTTAACATAACTGCAAGTGGAACTGATCATTATGTTTTTGCTGATACTGGAGGTATTTGGTTTCCATCAGTAGAAAATGATCCGACTTTATATTTACGTAGAGGTGAACAATATAAATTCAACAATATTTCTGGTGGCCACCCAATTAGAATACAATCAACACAAGGTGCAAGTGGAACAGCATATAATGTTGGTGTAACAAATAATGCTGGTTCTGGTGCAGTTATACTTAAAGTATCAATGAGTGCGCCTGCAACACTTTATTATCAATGCACATCTCATGCAAACATGAATGGTACAATTAATATAGTTTAAAATGGAATATAAATATAATTACCAGTATAAATAAGATTATAGGAAAAAACAATGGCAGCAATTATAACCGAAAAATTTAGATTACATAATGCAGATCAGTTTAAGGAATCTTTTACTGAAGCATCTGCATCTAACTATTATTTGTTTGTAGGAAAGTCAAGTCCTTTTTCTGCAACAACAAAGTACTCTGACCAAGAAACTACAGGTGGTACTGACGCATCTCCACCTAATCCACATGATAGGGTTATAGAAGAAAACTACAAATGGGATTCTATGTTAGCTGCCAAAAAAATAACATCCACAGATGTTATGCCTGTTATTCCTCGTAGAAACTATTCGCAAGTAACCTTTGATATGTATGAGCATGATATTACAGCTACAAATGCAACAACAAGTGGTGCAAGTAATATTTACGATAGTACATTTTATTTTGTTACAGACGCATATAGAGTTTATAAAGTTTTAGATAATAATGGTGGTGCTGTTATTAGTGATAGTAATGCACCAACATCTACAAGTTCTGCACCCTTTTTTCATGGTGGTTATTATTTACAGTATATGTATACATTACAAACAGCAGATACTATAAAGTTTTTAACTACAGACTTTCTAGCAGTTAGAAATGATGCAACTGTTACTACTGATGTAACAACTGCCTCTGGCGATTCAGCACCATTTAATGGTGCTCCCATACAGGTTGTAAGAGTAACAGCTGTTGGTTCTGGTCTTGCAAACGGAGATTATTATACTAAAGTTAATGGTGATGGAACTGGTGCAATTGTAAAAATTAAAGTTTCTGGTAATGCTATTGAGGCATTTGGAGAAAATGGTACACTTATGCACGCTGGGGGAAGTGGTTATACTTTTGGTACAATTGATCTTACAAAATGTCATAGTACTTCTGCTTTAAATTCATCTCCAGCAATAAATTTATCTGGTGGTAGTGCAGCTGTTCACCCAATCATATCTCCAAGAATTGGTCATGGACATGATCCAGTTTCAGAGTTAGGTGGTCATTATGTTATGATGAACGCAAGATTAGAACAAACAGAAAGTGGTGACTTTACAGTTGCAAACGATTTTAGAGAAGTTGGTATTGTTGTAGATCCTTATAATGCAGGCACTACGACAGTTTCTAATGTATCACAAGTAAGAATGACTCATGCAATTAAAATAGATACAACTTCTGGTGATTTTGAAGTAGATGAAAAAATAACACAAGCTTCAACTGATGCAACTGGAAGGGTTGTTGAATGGGATGCAACAAAAAAAGTATTGTATTATATACAAGAACAATGGGAAAATTATGGTATAAGTTCTGACAGTTCAAATAGTGCTTACCAAACTAAAGTTGCATTCAGTGGTGGAAATAATATTACAGGAGCATCAAGTAGTAAAGTTGCAACTGTTAAAACAGGTGCAACTGGTGCTGATGATGCAGCTGCAAATAGTGGTAATGCTGCCATGGCAAGTGGTATAACATTTACAAGTGGTTATGCTTTACCAGAATTAGAACATGACAGTGGAAATATTATCTACGTAGAAAATCGTAGACCAATATCAAGAGCATCAGACCAAACGGAAGATATAAAAATAGTTATAGAATTTTAAAACTAGGAATTTGATTTAATGGCTACAAATTTTAACGTAAACCCATACTATGATGATTATGACTCATCAAAGAATTTTCACAGAGTTTTATTTCGTCCTGCTTATTCAGTACAAGCTCGTGAATTAACACAACTACAAACCATACTTCAAAATCAAATTACTAAATTTGGTAATCATATTTTTCAAAATGGTTCTATGGTTATACCAGGCGATATTAACTTTGATTTAAAATACGATTATATAAAAGTTAATTCTGCATATAATACATTAGAAGTCGAAACATACAGAACAAGTTTTTTAAATAAAATTATTACAGGCGGAACAACTGGTGTAAAAGCAAAAGTTATTGGTACAGTTGCAGCTACAAGTTCAACATCAACTACATCTTCTGATCCTTTAACTCTTTATATTAAATATGAAGATAGTGGTACAGATAATGCAACACTTAAATTTTCTGCAAGTGAAGTTGTTACATCAACGAATGCAGATAATACTACAACTGTAAATCCAAGTTTAAGTACAAATCAGACAACCGAATTAAATGCGACTATACAATCAACTGATACTCCAGTTGGTACTGGTTCTGCTGTACTGGTTCATGCTGGTGTTTACTTTATCAATGGTCACTTTGTTTCTAATACAGAACAAGTCATTCTTTTAGATAAGTATACAAATTTACCATCCTATCGTATAGGATTTGATGTTGCAGAATCTTTTGCTACACCAGAAGAAGATACCAGTTTATTAGATAATGCAACTGGATCATCTAATGTAAATGCACCAGGCGCTCATAGATTTAAAATTGCATTAACACTTACAAAGAAAGCTTTAACTGCAACTGATGATACTAACTTTGTTGAGTTAGGAAGAATTAGTGGTGGTAAAATAGAATCATATAAGAAAAATGCAGATTATTCAGAATTACAACATACACTTGCAAGAAGAACATTTGATGAAAGTGGTAATTATGAAGTCAGACCATTTTTGACAGAAGTTCGTGAACATTTAAAAGATGGATCAAATAGAGGTATCTATTCTGCGTCTGATGGTGGAGATACAAACAAGCTTGTTTTCGCAGTAGAACCAGGCAAGGCTTATGTAGATGGTTATGAAATAGAAACCATGACAACACAGTTTATCAAAGCAGATAAACCAAGAACATTTGATCGTGTTGAAGATAGAACAATACAAACACCTATAGGTAATTATGTTCTTATAACAAATATATCTGGTTTACCAGATATAAGCACATTTGAAACACTTAATTTGCGTGATCAAACTATAGGAGATACTAGTGGTAATACAGTTATCGGAACTGCAAGAGTAAGATTCTTTATTTTACATGATGGTTCTTATGGTTCAAATCCAACATTCAAACTTGGTCTTTTTGATATAAAAATGAATGATGGAAAAGACTTTGCAAGAGATGTTAAGTCCATAAATGATCATGCTACCATAGGTGGTACTGGTAGTGATTTTGAAGCTGATATAAAACCAACATTCGTTGCTATTACTGGTGTTGGTACTGGCAGCACAGGTTCTGTTACAATTCAAGGTGCTCAAGGTTCTGTTTTTCAACTCCAATTAAAAACAAAAGATAGATTAATTGCAAAAATTGTTGGTGTAGAAACTGATGTTGGAAGAATAAGTAGTTTCACTGATAACGCTACTTTAAGTTTAGCTGCATCTGCTTCATCTTCATTTACTAATGCAACTATAGGTAGATTTTCTTCACAAATATTTAGACCAGATCAAAAACTTTTAGTGTTCCCTACAAACTTTCGTAGAGTAAGAAAAATTCGTGGAGATACAGTATCTGCTCCAGATAGTGCATTATCAACAAGTTATTCAGTAAGAAGAAAATTTGCAGCCGATACTGTATCAGGCGGTAAAGCAAGTTTTGCTACAGGATCAGCAACAGAAATTTTTAGAAATGGAAGTAATGTAAATGATTTCACAGTAATTTGTACTGCGAAAGGCAGTGGTAGTTCTAATAATGTAGGAGATATTATTCAAATAACATCTTCTGATATAGGTGTAATAAACAGTTCACAAACAGTAGAAATTTTAAATCAACATAATGGTGATGGTTTAGCACTAATTGCAACTGTTGATGTAAGTGGTTCTTCTGCTCAAGAAAAAATAAAATCATTAGTTTCTGGTGCATCACATTCTGCAACTACACAAGTTGCAGCTCAAAACACAGAAATTAAATTAGGTAAATCAGATGGTTTTAGATTAACATCTGTAAAGATGGCTGCAGACTTTCAGGCAGGCACAACTCCAACTGCATCAGATCCAGATATTACAAGTAGATATACTTTTGATGGCGGACAAAGAGATGCATTTTATGATCTTGCAAGAATAAATCTTAAGCCTGGTCAACCAGCTCCAACTGGAAAATTACTTATTACTTTTGATCATTTTACTCATAGTGCTGGTGATTATTTTTCTGTAGATTCCTATTCTGGTTTTGATTATAAAAATATACCATCATATACTTCTACACAAGGAAGTGGAAGAAGGTTTGAATTAAGAAACTGTTTAGACTTTAGACCAACAATAGATAATGCTGGTACTGCGTTTGTTGCTGGTTCAGAGTTGCCTAAGTTTGGAACAAATGCAGAAGCAGACTTTTCGTATTATCTAGGAAGAAAAGATTTAGTTTTTGTAGACAGATTAGGTAGGTTTGATGTTTTACAAGGTGTAGCATCTACAAATCCAGAAAAACCACAAGAACCAGAAAATGGTATGGTTTTATTTGAAGTTGCATATGAACCATATGTAGTAAATTTAAAAGAAGTTACTCATAAAAAATTAGATAATCGTAGATATACTATGAAAGATATTGGTAAATTAAATAAACGATTGTCTAATTTAGAATACTATACATCTCTTAACCTTTTAGAAAAAGAAACAGCTGATCTTACAGTTAAAGATTCAGATGGACTTGATAGATTAAAGAATGGATTTATTGTAGATAACTTTTCTGGTCATATAGTAGGTGATTTTATAAATCCAGATTACAAAAATTCTATAGACATGAAGAAAAGAGAATTGAGATCTAAAGCATTTAGTGATAATGTTGGGATGATAGAATCAGTAACATCTAATGCAGCTAGAACTTCTTCAAATTATAAAGTACATGATAATGGTATTATAACATTACCTTATACAGAAGTATCTTATGTAGAACAACCATATGCATCTGATAGTTTTGATGTAAATCCATATAAGGTTGCACCTTTTAATGGTCATGTTGTTCTTGTACCATATTCTGATGATTGGAATGATGTAACAAGAAGGCCTGACGTTGTAGTAAATGATGATAATAACTTTGATGCAATTAAAGAAATTGCAGATGAAACAGGGGTAACAGGAGTTGTATGGGAAAGTTGGCAAGATAGTTGGTATGGTTCTACAGTATCTGCTGGAACTGAAACTTTAGGATCTTTTCAATCATCTACAGTTTCTGATGTAACTGGTGGAACACTTACCACAACTTCAGAAACAACCCAAACTAGAGAAGTATTTTCTCAAACTGTAGGACAAGTTCGTTCTGGTATAGAAACAACTTTAACATCTACAGTTGAAAGTCATAATATGGGCGATAGAATTGTAGGTATATCAATGATACCTTATATGCGTTCTAGACCAGTAAGTATTTCAATTCAAAATATGAAACCTAGTGCAAGATTATATGGGTTTTTTGATAATGAAGATGTCACTACTTTTGTAAAACAAGCAGATACATTTAGTCTAACAGGAACAGGCATAGAGTTGAGTCCAAACCAATTAGAAACGCCAGGTGCAGCTGCAGCTACTGACTCTGGAAGAGTTTGGGATGGTAATACTGATGCAGTACAAGCATTTGGTTATGGTGATATTATTAGAAATGCAACTCACACTTCAGTAAGTATTAGTAATATCTCTTTTACTGGTTCTACTGCTACAAGTGCAAATATTACATTAAGTAGTGTAACTGGTATTTCTCCAGGCCATCATGTTCAACTTACTTCAGTTGATAGTTCTACAAATTTAAATTTTTCTGTATCAAGAAAAAATAATTATGTTGTTACTGCTGTATCTGGACTAATAATTACTATCGCAAATATTGGTGGTGGTAGTATGGATATAAATGGTTCTTCTGGGGGTCAAAATGGAAGTTGTCAAAGACTTCAAGCATCTGGTCACGTTGCAACTCAAGGGCCTGGATCAACTACTGCAAGAGATATTTTCGTAACAAATGTTCTTAACGGATTTGCGCCAGGTGAAATTATTAATGGAACTATTGCAAAAATTTCTGATGGTATAGTTAATACTGGAATGACGATTGCATCAATTAATGGTACAGCTTCTGGTGTTCCAACAATGAAAACAACTGCTAGTAATTTGATTACTAATGCAAATGGTCAATTTTGTGGTGTTTTCTATATTCCAAATACAGATGCTGTAAGATTTAGAACTGGTGAACGTGTATTAAGATTAATTGATAATCTTAATAATAAAGTTGAAATTGGTCTTTATTCAACTAAAGGTGAACAAACATATTATGCAACTGGTATTGCAGAAGAAAGAGAACAAACTATTCTTAATATCAGAAAAGCACAATTTCAAAGAGATTATAAAGAAGAAACACAAACAGTTAGTAGAACAACTGTAGGTGCAGTTACTAATTCTACTAGACCAATAGCATCTGCATTCGTTGCTGATCCTCCTCCACCGCCTCCTCCTCCACCACAACTACATGATCCTCTTGCACAAACTTTCTTAAATGAAGGTGAAGAGGGTGCATTTATAACTGGTGTAGATTTATGGTTTAGTTTTGTTGGAACAAGACCAGTAACAGTTCAAATATGTGATACTATAGATGGTGGATTTCCATCTAATAAGTTTATGACAGAGGTAACATTAGAACCAGATCAAATTAATGCTTCATCAGATGCTTCAGTTGCAACTAGATTTACTTTTCCATCACCTATATATTTAAAAGATGATTTGTATTATGCAATTTTAATAAAGGTTGATGAGCCTGGAACAAGAGTTTTCTTTGCTGAGTTGGGTGAAGAAAATTTAACAGACAATAGAACAATATCTACTAATCCAAACGCTGGTACATTATTCTTATCGCAAAATGGTCAAGCATGGACACCACACCAGACTCGTGATGTTAAGTTTACTTTATATCGTGCTAACTTTGAAACATCAGCTGCTGGAACTCCTACCTTTATTAATACTACAGTGCCAGCAGATACGTTGCAAGAAAATCCATTTCAAACTAATACTGGAACTGGAACTAATGATAATGTTGCAACAAAAGTTAGAGTTCATCATCTTAATCATGGAATGAAATCTGGAGATAAAGTTAAAATATCAAATGTTGCAGATGGTTTTTATGGTGCAGATTCAACATCTCAAGGTATAACTGGGGATGCACTAAATGGAACACATGATATTTCAAGTGCAGATATTGATAGTTATATTATTAGTATTACTGATAATGCAACCAACATTCCAGGCGGAAAACCTGCTTTAAAAGCTACTTTTAGTGGGGGTGCTACTATTACTGCAACAAGAAATCTTGCCGCTGATATTGTACAACTTGCAGTATCAGAAATAAAAGTTCCAGGCACAAATATTACATATTCATGGACAGGAATGGACACAGGATATAATAAACAAATTGCAAGATCAATAACAGAAAATAGAAGTTATTATCCACCAAGTAGACAAATTGTTGCGTCAGAGGTAAACCAAGATGCTCAGTTAGGTGGTGGAAGAACTGGTAATGCAAATGCAACGCTTGGAACTTCTGCAAATGTTAGTGCAATAATGACTTCAACAAGTTCGTTTTTAACACCAGTATTAGACGCAGAAAGATTTTCTCTATGTTTAACATCAAATAGAGTTTCTAATTATACAAGATCAACATTTAATGATACTAATTTAGATGATAGAGCTTTAGGTGCATCAACTGCTATTACTATGGATGCTACTGGTATAATATCTGCTGGTTCATCTGGTACTATTAGAGATGAAATTAAAACTTTGGACATAGGTAAAGAAATAACCATATCTGGTGGTAATAATGATGGTAATACCTTTACTGTTACCAGTGTTGCAGATGATGGTTCTTCATTTAATGTTTCTCCTGCTACTGCGTCAGATTCTTCTAGTACATCTACTACTATTACTCAACACGAAAGATATCTTGATGGTATTGCACCAACTGGAACATCAAATGCATCTAACTATATGACAAAAAGATTTAGTTTGGCAAATCCAGCAACTGCACTAAAAGTTTTATTTGATGCAAATAGACCAAGCCCATCAACAATAAATGTATACTATAAGATTGTTGAAGAAGGTGATACAAGTGATTTTGATAAGATACCTTATGTACTTGCATCTATAGATAGTGCAGATTCACCAGATGATAATGAGAACTCATTTAAAGAAAGAGAATTTACTATTAATAATCTAAACTCTTTTTCATCTGCGGCTATTAAAATAGAAATGAAATCAACAAATACAGTACAAGTACCAAGAATTAAAAACCTAAGAATAATAGCATTGGCAGTATAAAATGGATAGAATAAAAGTAGAAGGATATAAAGAACTTGTAAGAGAAACATCTAGTGGTGCAATTATTAATACAAGTCGTTCATCATATCATACTTACATGGAAACTGTGAAGAAAAAGAAAATAGAAAAAGATCAACTGAGAGATGCAGTAAGAGAAATTAATACACTGAAAAGTGAAATGCATGAAATTAAATCTCTCATATTAAAATTAGTGGATAAAGAATAATGGCAGATCGTAACGCACCAGCCTCGTTTACCTTTGAAGAATGGAGAGTAGAATTTAATCAACTTGCAACTGATGTAGGTGATATTGCTAATCTTCCAAATGTAGGTGGTAGTAGTCCTACAGATATTATTGAGGCATTAACACAACTAAATTCTGGAATTACTCTTTCAGATGGAACAACTACACAAGCACTTCAAGCTGGTAATACTTTGACAGTAAATGGAACTGCAAATGAAATAGAAACAACTGTTTCTGCAACTGACACTCTAACAATTGGACTTCCTAATGATGTAACAGTAAGTGGTAATTTAACAGTAAATGGAAATATAAGTGGTACTGGTGTTGCAGATCAAGGGTTTGCAATTGCAATGTCTATTGCACTTAGTTAGTGAATATAAATAGGATAAAAGGAACAGAAAACAATGGCAAATAATTTCAAAAATGCTTTTGCAACAAATGTAAGTATCAATAGTGCAGCGCCTACTGATATATATACAGCATCTGTAAGTGGTAGTGGTGTTAATTCTATTTTGATAGAACTTGATATTGCAAATACTGGATCTAGTGCAGTTAGTGTTACAGTTCTTGTAAGAGATACATCAGCATCTACATCTTACCATGTTGTAAAAAATGCACCAGTACCAGTAGGATCAACATTGAAAGTTGTTTCTGGACAAAAAATAGTTTTAAATGCAGACGATAAGGTACAAGTTTATGCAACAGCTAATACAGTAGATGTTGTTGCATCAATACTAGAGGGTGTCACATAATGTCAGATAGTTACATTGGAGTTCCATTTGTAAATAGAGTTTCGCCAAACTTCTTAAAAGAAGATTTTGATGGATCAAATCTTTCTACAGTAAATGGTCATGCAAACTCTTATGAATTGACTGCTGAAGTTCCTGGCGCTAATGCAGAAAATCTTATGGTTGTAATAGACAATGTTATTCAACAACCAGACGTTGCATATGTAATTAGAGATAATGCTTCTAGTCAACCAAAGATAATAAATTTTCAAGGTACTCTACCATCTACTGCATCAATTTATGTTGTTCATAGAGGAATTGGTAGTTTTGCAATGAAACCCCCAACTGGTTCTGTGGGTGCAAATGAACTTGCAACAAATTTAACATCTTTTACTACAGATACATTTACAGGCAATGGTTCAACTACTGCATATACTTTATCAGAAACACCACCCAACTCAAATTCACTTTTAGTTTTCGTAGATGGTATTTTACAAAAAGTTACAACAAACTTTACTCTTTCTGGAAATACATTAACATTTACTGGAGCTCCAGATACTGGTGCAGAAATAGAAATTAAACATCTTGCAGTTCGTTCAATCATTCGTAGAGCACCAGATTTTCAATTAGATACTTTTACTGGAGATGGAACTGATACAACTTTTACATTAGCAAATCATGGAGTTCCAACAAACAGTGCATTTGTTTTTGTTAATGGTAGTGCAATGAAACCAACGACAGATTATGCAATTAGTGGTAGTGTATTAACTTTTACTTCTGCACCAGCTAATAGTGCAGTAATATTAGTAAGATATCAAATATAGTGAGGTAGAATTTAATGTCATATATCGGAACACAACCTTCCTATGGTGCATTTGAAAAACAGTTTTTTACTGGTAATGGTACTGCTACAGTATACAACTTAGACCATGTAGTAAATAATGCTGGTACACTTTTAGTAAGTGTAAATGGTGTTGTATTAGAACCAGATGTAGGTTATACAGTATCTGCTGTTGGAGGCACTTCTGCTATTACTTTCACTAGTGCGCCTGGAAATAGTCACAGAGTGTTTATTGTTTACATGGGTAAACAACTTTTAAGTTCTCCAGAAATAACACCTCACATAGATGAATTTAGCGGTAACGGATCAAATACTGCTTTTACTTTAACTAAAACATCAATAGGAACACCATCTGGAAGTAGGTTTTTAGTATTTGTAGATAATGCATACAAAAGATATGGAACATATACAGTAAGTGGCAATACACTAACATTTTCTTCAGCTCCACCATCTGGAACAAATAATGTTCAAGTATTGCAACTTGATGTTGCTATGACAAATGCAATAAATACTGTTGCAGATGGAGCGATTACAAAAGCGAAAATGGCATTTGATACAGAAGATGAGGCAACTGCCTTGGCAATTGCGTTAGGATAAAATAGGAAAATAAAATGGCAAACACATTTAAAAATGCAATAAAATCAAATGTAAATAATGGTTCTTATCATCCATTATATACTGCACCAAGTAGTACTACTTCAATTATTCTTGGTCTTGCTCTTGCAAACAAAACAACATCTGCTGTTACAGTAAAAGTGCAAATAACAGATGCAGCTCCATCTGGTACAATACAACTTTTAGAAGATGTAAGTATTCCAGCAAACACTACATTAGAAGTTTTGGGTGGACAAAAATATGTACTTGAAGCAGAAGATATATTAAAAGTACAAGCTGGAACTGGAACTGCTATAGACGCATTTTTAGGGGTAATGGAAAGGACATAGTAAATGCCTATTTCAAAAATTAATACGTTTGGTATTGCTGATAACGCAGTTATATCATCAAAGATTGCACAGGATATTGTGGTTGCAGACGATATTGCTA